TACTAACGTGACGTTATTTGAGTCAACAAATGTAACTGTCGGGAAGTCATATCTTCCTGCAAAACTATTACCTGTGGCATCTATAACTTCAACATTGACATATCTCACACCAAGATTGTGTGGAATAGTCCATGTAGTTGACGGTGATGATTGCGTGTAAGTAAATGCCCCTCCTGCAGATCCAGGAGCACCGGATGTTCCTGACCAACCCGAGTAACCCGATGTGCTTGCCCCTGAGATGCCGGAGTAACCCGATGTGCTTGCCCCTGAGATGCCGGAGTAACCCGATGCTCCGATGCCACTTGCACCCGAATAACCTGATGTTCCTATGCCAGAAGCACCTGAATAACCTGATGTGCTGGCGCCCGATACACCGGAGTAGCCCGATGTCCCAACTCCGCTTGCGCCTGAGTAGCCCGATGTCCCAACTCCGCTTGCGCCTGAGTAACCAGATGTCCCTACACCCGAAGTACCGGACCAACCCGAGTAACCACTGGCACTTGCCGTGCCTGGCATACCCGATGTTCCAGAGAAACCAGAGACGCCGCCACCAGAGACAACAGATGCATATCCGGCGACCGCTGTAGTAAATGTTAATGTAGCCGTATTTGTGCTGGTGAATGTAACTGTCGGGAAGTCATATCGTCCAGCATAACTATTACCTGTGGCATCAATAACTTCAACATTGACATATTGCACCCCAAGGTTGTGTGGAATAGTCCATGTAGTTGACGGTGATGATTGCGTGTAAGTAAATGCGCCGCCGGCTGAACCCGGGGCACCACTGGTGCCAGACCAACCCGAGTAGCCCGATGTGCTTGCCCCTGAGATGCCGGAGTAACCCGATGCTCCGATGCCACTTGCACCCGAATAACCTGATATTCCAAATCCCGACGAACCCGAGTAGCCCGAGGCCCCGATGCCACTTGCACCTGAATAACCCGAAGTGCTGCCCCCCGATACACCCGAGTAACCTGATGTGCTTGCTCCGGAGATACCCGAGTAACCTGATAGACCAAGACCTGATACACCCGAGTAACCTGATATCCCAACACCGGTTGTTCCTGACCAACCAGAATACCCACTGGCACTTGCCGTGCCTGGCATACCCGATGTTCCAGAGAAACCAGATGCGCCGCCACCAGATGCTACTGAGGCGAACCCAGCAACTGCGCTTGTAAATACTAACGTGACGTTATTTGAGTCAACAAATGTAACTGTCGGGAAGTCATATCTTCCTGCAAAACTATTACCTGTGGCATCTATAACTTCAACATTGACATATCTCACACCAAGATTGTGTGGAATAGTCCATGTAGTTGACGGTGATGATTGCGTGTAAGTAAATGCCCCTCCGGCTGAACCAGTTGCACCTGATATACCAGAGTAGCCTGAAATTCCAACGCCACTGGCACCTGAATATCCTGATGTTCCTACACCACTCACACCTGAATAACCCGATAATCCAAACCCTGATATACCAGAGTAGCCCGATGCTCCTATACCTGATATACCTGAATAACCCGAAGTGCTGGCCCCTGATACACCCGAGTAACCCGACGAGCCAATGCCCGAGAAACCTGAGTATCCAGACAGACCTAATCCGGATGTACCGGACGTTCCTGACCAACCTGATGTCCCCGAGTCACCTTGTATACCCGAGAATCCCGATTTTCCAGAGTAACCACTGATACCACCCTGTGGTCCGACCCAGTATCCAGATGTGTTTATAACTTCAATTCCACCTACCCATAGATTACCGAGAGTTCCAACTGATGTGATATTCGGTTGACTGTTGGCCGCGATAGTCAATGTTCCAGTGAGATTCGCCAGACCATTTCCAACTGATGCAAAACTATTTGAAAAAACGTTATTGGGGTTTATATCAATGACTAACTTCTGAACTGAGTTAGTAATAGTAGTATCAGTGTTACCATTGGCATCTCGTCCTATGCTCAATGAAGATGTATGAACTCTGACGCAGGCAATATTTGCTGATATCAGCACATTACCAGAAGGTGGATTTACTTGAACACCGGCACCGGCGGTAATAGTTGTAATGGTCCCGGTTGATGTGTTATATAACTCTGTGAAGTTATTTTGCGCCTTCTGAAACGCTGACCGAATTGCATCTGCATCGGGATCATTGGGGAACGCACCGAAATCTATGTTCTGCTGACTCATCGGTTACCTTATATTGTTCATTAAGTATTTATCGCACGGAATAAAACCTCGTAGGTAAAAAAATAGCCCGGCGAACCGGGCTATTTGTAACGCGGCTTCTTATAGCCCGCTTAACTTCACCCAATCTTTAAGCAGATCAGTTGATTCTTTCATCGGTGTTGATGCGATTGTAACAGGGCTACCCACTGATTGTGTGCGCTTTCTACCATTCAGACCACCAGTGATGACGTTTTGCATAAAGTCAATGTCAGATTCAAAAGTTTCATCCTCTAAGTTGCCACCTGCATCATTGGCCCACTCAGTGACTTCTTCTTTCTCTTCCTCTTCTTCTTCTTCTTCGGCTGGTTCCTCCGCCTCTTCTTCACCTTCTTCTTCGGCTGGTTCCTCTGCCTCTTCGCCATCATCAACCGGTTCATCTTGTTCATACTCTCCGTTACCTGCTTCACTCCATGCATCATGGACTTTTTCCAGTTTTTCAGTGGCTTGTTCTACTTCTTCTTCGGAAGATCCTCCTTCGTCGGCTTCAGGAGCACCGAATGTCGGAGTATTTTCAGCGGCCATTGCTTCGGCCTGATCAGGAGTTTCTGTTTCGTCAGTTACTTGCTGCCCGTGTTCTTGGCAAGAGCCAGATTCACATGCTTGGCATCCGCCTTCATCAACTTCAACTTCAGCAGTGCCGGGTTGTCCACCACCTTGCCCGGTCATCTTGCGAATGAGACCGAGCATATCATCGTGGTCGTCAACTACGTCAATGTCTGCTTCAGGATTATTCTGAGACTGAATGGACATCTGTGGAGAACCCTCTTGGTCTGCTTGAGCGTCACCGGCAAACATACCGAGACCAGCTGACTTGACGATTGCTAACAGATGTTGTGCATCTTCGTCAGTTGCAGAAATAGTAACTGAGTCGGGTCCATCACCGAGACCGGTGTTTGCTGTGACATTCATACCTTCTGCTAACAGATTGTCAAGTTCTTTTGCCCATCCTTCAAACTGAACATTAGCAACTGGTGCAGCATCCCATGGGCTTGCAGTGGCAAGTCTATCACCTGCTGCTTTGAGATTAGGCAGATGACTCATACTATCATTACGACCAACTTGATCTAATGTCATAGGATGACGTTTTTCTCCGTTTGAACCTTGATACTTGCGAGTAATCGCCGGAATCTCAATCATTGGGTTGGTTGATTCATCAACAGGAACATCGTGGTCTTGAACATCGTCGTTAAATTTCTGCATTACCCATTCGAATGGATCACCGTCACGTGCCTTCATCGTTCCATAAGGCATTTCGCCCATGTCACAATAGTAATCATACAGCGCATCATACAGATCCTGATCTAATTCTTCTCCGGCTACAAAGTTTCTGACTTCGTGCTTGAACTTGCTGATGATGTGCTTCATTGTGTCGTGAGATTCACGGAGAATACTCTCTTTGATCTTGCTCACCGGCTTCTTCGGATCCTGTTTTGTGTCCTTAGTCATATCAGCCTTGCTCTTTCCGTATTTCTTCTTGAATTCTGCATCAGGTAAACTATCTTTCTTGTTACCCAAGTCCATAGATAGGTCCTTCATCTTGCCTTCTTCTACTGGCTTCTTCTTTGTATCTTTTACCGCCTTCTTGAACGGCTCTTTCTTGTTGCCGTCTTTATCTTTATCAAGGAAGTCTGGCTTTGCTTTCTTTGCTTCTTCAACCTTCTTACCGGAGTCCTTCACTGCCTTCTTGAACGGTTCTTTCTTGTTGCCGTCTTTATCTTTATCAAGGAAGTCTGGCTTTGCTTTCTTTGCCTCTGCCATTTGTCCGACAGCGGGTTTCTGCTTATGTGCATCACCGTATACAGAACCAACTACGCCGTCCCATTCACCAACTGCTTTACCACGGGAGTCATGTCCTTCGTCAATGTCGCGGTCACCCACAAACTCAACTGCACCTGCTTTACGGCATGCCACTTTCCATTTGTAGTAACCATGATATTGTGTTTCACCCATGTGATTCTTCTCAACTTCTTTCAGTTGCTTAGTCGGATCAGTAATGGTAATGTCACCCTTGGTCATCATTGCAGCCGCCTGAGGAGTTGACGCTGTGGCGACTTGCTTGCCTTGGGCATTCTTGATGGCAGTGGCACCTGGCAATGGAGTAGTTGTATACTGATCACCTTCGTTCAACGATGCTTCGGCATGCTCAATCCAGTCTTTCAACGAGTGCTTCGTTGTTTTCTTCTTGTCCCATGGCTTCAGTTTGACATCCTTCTTGGCACCAAATGCCGAGAAGTCAGGCTTCATCACGTTGCCTTCAATGTCGGCGCCTTTCTTAGGACGACCACGACCACGCTTTTCAGCAGCAGGAGCAGCAACGGCTGGCTTTGCTTTCTTCTTCTTGCCGTAGTCATCCGTCTTATCATTATCTTCGTCACCTTGAAATGCAGTGCCGTATTTGCCCTTGTGCTTGGTGCCTTTTTCATCAGTAGTGGCAGTACCACCCTTATGAGTTGTCTTTTCTTCTTTCGCTTCAACGATAGGTTGCGAAAGCGCAGTTAGTTTGTTCATCATGTCTAAAATGTTCATATATTTCCTTATTTGGATGCGCCTGTCGCAGGCCTTGCTGGTTGTGTATGCTTACTCATCGGGCTATTAATGCCCAATTTGTCCATTACAGGTTGTTTGAATGGATCAAAAGCATCTGGTGTCTTTTTACCTGCATATGGAATGTCAATCTTTGATCCTTCAGATTGTTTCTTGATAGAACTAAGATATGAATCTCCGTATTCTTTTGAAGCCTCTTTGCCGTTGTCTTCCAACTCAGCATGGTTCAACAATGGATTGTGATCTGCTTGATTTGCATATCCCTCTGCCTCAGAGTTGATGCTGTCATCAAAGTCAGATGTGACTACTCTGACCAGATTGATGTTGTGTCCGAGTAACATGGCAATCTGTTGTATCATCGGCTCGGTAGCAGGATACCTGAACTCGGCTTTGATAATTGTCACGGGTTGATTTGTCACTCCCGGAAAACCATACGGATCCTTTTGAATCGGGGTGGTAGTTGGATCACCAATGGAGATTGGATCGAACTTATTCAGATTGTATCTGAACATCTCAATGAAGTTCTTATCGACATCTCCGGCGATCTTGATCGTATAATTATACGACCTGACGCTTTCTACGATGAATTGTTTAAGGCTGATCATGTTTGTTCCTATATATAAGTATTTATCACTATTCATTATTTTTGGCAGACAGAATTCTCAAAAGTTCATTACGATCCAGAGTTTTTCCGTCTCCTAATGGTGTTGATTCAATCTCTTCAACCTTACTGGAAACCTTTTGGTCAAGTGCTGCCTTCTTCAGTTGAAGTTCAATCATCTTGAGTTTTTTGTTCAGTTTTGCTGTTTTAGCAGTGATGGCATGCCCTAAAAAGGTTCCCGCTGAGTTGAAAATCTCAGCGGAGAATCGTGCTTCAACTTGAAGTCCGAGGTCCATGAGGTCTTTGTATGAGTTCTTGGCCAAGTCAGCCAACTCATCCATATCACTATCAGCAGCCTCTAATCCACGGACCGCAGGTAGAGCAGATTCAATTTTTTCCAGATTTGAAAGAGTGTCAATGGTGACCAAAGTAGCAACATCAGGAACTACTTCTGATTCTACTGGGGATGATGGGAGGGAGAACAGTTCTTCTAATTTTTTAGACATACCCTATTTATCGGTTTGGACGGCCGTTGGCAAAAATGTCCTGCTCGTTTACGATGCGAAATGTAAAGCCATTTCGTTTACAATATGCCTGGCAGGCTTGCCACTTAGCAGTATTGATGATGACTTGTTGTTGATCACCCTTGTTTCGAGCCTCAGTCATAATAGTTTGCGACCTTGGTTTCACCTCAATGATTTCGGCATGTTGCTTATTTTTGTTATCTACATATACACAGAAGAAATCAGGAATGTAGTTGGTGATCTTACCGGTGAATGGGTGACGATATGGAACTGAGATTGATTCGCTGGCCCAGTGTAGTATGTGATCATTGTTGTCAAAGAAGGTCATCATGGCCATCTCCCAACTTGATCTATACTTCGGCGTTCCCTTGCCTATGTATTTTTCAGGGTTCTTGGGGGTGAATAAGCCCTGAGCATACTTACCTCTTTGCATATCAAAGGACGATGTTGCGCGCCACAGGTTGATTAGGTTGCGGGATTACACCCACACCGTATAGAGATGTTTTTGATTTGAAACTATTGAGGTAATACGCCAGAACCTGATTCATCTGTTGTTTATTGATGCCCTTGATATACCCGAGAAGTTCCAAAACAGGTACACCAGTTTCCTGAGAGATTCTGAATAACATTGCGGTGAAGTTACCTGCGATACCTTTGCTCGGTATAATTGAGGTGAAGTATCCATTGACAATATCAAATTCATTGCCATTGACAATGGAGTTGTAGGCATAGAACGAATCAAATATTTTGATTGTTTTGTCAATGGTGTTGCGGGAGTCTATTATTTTTGCCATGATTATGTAATGGTAATTACTGGTGCCGGGGTCGTAACAACATTAGTTTGTTGCTGTCCGGCAATACCTGGGGCACTCGGGAATGTTGCCAATAGGTTTCTATTCATATCTACTTTGCCTGCCTGGACAACTAATGCTTGTGTGGCCAGCGCGGTTCCTTCGCCTATGATTGCTTGTTTCAGATTCATAGATGATGCTGTCTTTATCGTAGTTCCGAGAGTTTTCAGAGTGTTCAAGGAGAATGTTCCGTTCTGTAAATCGTTTAGCACACCAAGGCCACCATCCACTAAACCATTTGGACCAAGAATAGAATTCTGTGATCCAGGTATTGATATCGGACTCTTTGTGCGGTCATAATTGGCAACATTACCAAATCCGGTTACGATTGCATCAGGAGATTGTCCGGCTATGTCACCGTCGTAATATTTAACCGTTTCGTAGTCAATGGTCATTTTATTTTCCATGACACCACCAGAATCAGCATACGAATATGTGTCATGCCCGAATCGAGTAATTATCGGATTGATAAGAGTATATGCAGAAAATTTATGACGATTCATTCCGAAGATTGTAATGTTCTTGAAGAACGGCGGCTTTTTAGTTCCTGCCGAAAGGGCAGACGGTTCTCCCGAGAAACCCCAATCATCATATCCTGTTATTGACGGTTGATATTGAGTTCGCTCATTGTATGTCGTTCCTGGTAGAATTTGACTTGACGACGCCCCGCCCATTCCACCTTGAATATGCGTGGCATCTTTGTAGTAATAGGTATAGTAGTTATACCACAACTTACGAATCATGTCACCATTATCATCATGGAAGTCAATGTCAATCGGGTCGTATTTGATCTTTGTCTGCACAATTCGCTTACGGTTATACTGATTCATCTCATGTGTGGCAAAAGTATAACTCGGTAACTTGATTGATTTTACCAATAGTCCCCAAGTAGGATTAGGGCAGTTAGGTAGAGCCTCAGTGTTCACATCAAAGTAAACATGGAAGAGAAATTTATGTTTAGGCGCGTTCTTATAATTGTCCGCCCTAAACGTCTTTGAAGCATGGGTGTAATCCCGTAGGTAATCGCTGCCGAAGAATGCTCCGACAGCGTCCTGTAAAAGATTAGGTGGTAGAAACGACATACACTCCTAGTGTATGAGTTTAACCTGCGTTAGACCCGATACCAGTAGAAGATGTTCCACCAAATGCTCGACCAACTACTGCGCCAACTCCGCCTGATAATGGAGACTGAACTGCATTGTCAAACTTGAGTGTCAGAGCAATCTTAACTGCTTCACTTGTGGCATACGCAAGTTGATCATAGTTTGCTGTTTTAATCCAGCAACCATACAATTCCCATGTTTCTAACACAGATGGAGCATTACCGCCGTTACCACCGTCCAGAATTTCAATGTTCGTTTGGAACTTGTAATCCTGACCTGTTGCTGCGCTTGCTTGTTCAACGAAGTCCATTTGTTTCTGGAGTTGCTGACCAATTGATTTTGATACACCGCCTTGGGCATCATCTCTGATGTTGATGGTTAGATCAGCCCAGGTATGTTTTCCTGCAAGATACAACGTTGAGTTATACACAGGAACAGTAATTTCAGCAAAAGACAGATTAGGTCTGTTGCAGTCAATAACCTGTTTCGTAAGTTCCAGAGCAGAACCTACTCCAAAGTTTAAAAAGTTAACTCTGAACCTGAATTGAAGTTTGGGCATCAACAGGCCCTGATTTCCGCCTGCATTGTCAGATGCTACGGTCATGTTAAACAATGATTGTGAGGCTGTTGCCATGTAATTCTCCTATTAATATTATTTATCTTTTATGGAGACTCCGAAGAGTCTCCATTTTTCCTTACGCTTTTAATTCACCTGTGTTCATAATACGAACTGGGATATAGATGAATTCAGCAGCCTTCACAGGCTCCACTGCAACATCAATCCACAACTCATTACGATCTATTCTTGCAGGGGTGTTATTTGAATCATCACACACCACAAGATAGTCATACAGACCACGCTTAGCCACTAGATCAACCATGAGTGTTTGAACAACACCGGCGATCTGTGAGCGAGTCAGTGCATCATTCGGTTCAAACACAAACGGACGAGCCGCTAATGTCAATTGACGACGAATGTATGCAACTAAACGAGCCACGTTAACTCTGTCAAGCGCACTTGATGAATTGAAACTGGACTTGTTACCGTAGTTTAACAAACCAACACCGGTGAAGAACACCATTGGGTTGATGAAGTTTGTATATAACACATCACGAATACCAACGCGAGTCTTAATAGTCTGGAATTCACCAGTTTGACCATTGAGATAACCGATATTTGTGGCATTTTCAATGTTACCACGACGAGTGCCAGCTGGCGCCAACCACGGATAAGCAATGTTATCGTTACGCAGTAATGTTCTTAGCATCATGTGTGACGATGGCACAGCAACCAGATTACCGGACAGGTCAGTTGTCATACCACTCGGATAGAACAGTCCTAAATATGTGTTACGAGTAACGCATCCATCTTCACCTGTTGAAGTTGCACCTGCTGCATTGGTTGCCCATGCTTGAATTGCAGTTGCATCATCTGCCAGACGCATCGGAGTGTCACCGACGATGAACGCTGTTTCTCCGCGATCAGCATTTAACGCAACCATAGTTGGCTGTAACTCTGGGTAATTTGGAGCAGCGATCAGATTGAACGCATTGTCCTCATCACGGATATCAGTGTTAGTTGCCACGACTGCATTAAGTGCCTGAACTACCATAGCACGTTGAGCCTTACGACCCATGTATGGAGAGCCATTGGATTGATTACCACTGACCGTTACCCATGCATCTTTTTGCGTTGGTAACGAATCACCGGGGAAGTTAGCATTACTGAAGTAGTTCGTTCTGAACTGTTTCACATTGTAACCTGAGCGACGAGTGTTCCATAGCAACATACCTGTTGGGTATATAGTTGGTTCCGGTGCATCAAGGTCAGTATAACTGCTATCTAAAAGGGTTGCAATGGATACAATTGGATCATCAGTCGGGCTAATTGAACCCGATGTTGCCCAACGAGCATCCGCAAATAGAACACCAGTTGAACCAACTTGGTCTGTGTTATCCAACAGAACCCATTGTGCAACAGCATCAACCAATTCCCAACGAGAAATTACCGGATAAACTTCCAGATTACTTGTGTCAATCCATAGATCACCGTATGTCAGCGCAGTTCCATCACTTTGCAGTGTTGGAGCAGAAGCAGCAATAATCGGACCTGCAGGATCGGTTGTGTTTGCGCCGGCCATAGGGAAACCAGATGAACTAAAGTTCGTTGTTCCGTAGCCTACCCAAGCACCACCAGATTGAACCATGATGTCAACTTGATCAGTGACACTATAGAACCAGTTTGTGTTGTTTGTAGGAGCAGCAACGAGTTGTCCTTCATTTGCAGTATATGTGAACTCTCTCCAGTTTGACAACTGGGTCATGTAAATATCAGGAGTAACACCAGTAAAGTAAGTTAATACTGACGGGACGCCAACTCCGCTAAGAGCCGCCACCACAAGCACTAGATCGTTCGCCGTAGTTGCAGCGCCTAAAGCAGTTCCGAGAATCTTAACCTTATCACCAACTACATAGCCAGCTGGGCTACCGGTGCCACCTATGCTGAACGTAGTAAACCCAGATGCATTATAAGTCACACTTGCCGTTAAACCAGTGCCGACGCCAGTGACCACGGTTGTTGCGGCATCCACGACAGACACGGTTGACATCTGACCATATTTACATCCTGAAGTTGTGCCTGATACAAAACCAGCTGCGGCAATGAAGCCATTTGATGTTCCTCTATTCACAAACCCACTAGTTACTGCATCATCCATTTCTATGATGCCGCCGGCAGTATGAGTTATCTGTAACTTACCGTCAGTTGTGACACTGGCAGTAGTATACGGAATGTTTGCGCTCTGCCAAGCAGTGACGAAGGCTGTCGCCGCTGTTGGTGCGGCTGTAATGCCGACGTTTACTTGAAATGGGCCTGATAGAGTGTTTGCGCTAGGAGTTGACACGTACACGTTCATGTAACCAGCTGCTACGAAAGCAGGAATTGTGTCTCCTGTAATCACTGTAGGGCCAGTGGCAAATCTTTCCCATAGATAAACCGGAGAACGAACCGTTTGCCCAGTGTATGCATACTGACCATATATTGTTCCCGCTGGGATTGCTTTTCCGCCAGTTGAATCAAGCGCATTAGTCGCCAACCAATCTGACGTTGCCAGAGAGACATTTTTGTTAACCCATGCGGCAACTGTTGAATTATAAACAGATACTACAGGATTCAATCCAATACCAGCTGCGCCAACCTTAATCCAGACTGAGCCAGTTGGTCTCGGGGTTGTCTGCCCCGTCTGCCATAGCGGCATTTGAGCCGAAGTACCATACGACATATATGGTCTGTAGTGTACACCAACAGTGACACCAATGTCTGCTAGAACTGTTCCCGACCCTGTAGTAATCGTAATGAAATTACTTGTGGTGTATAGGCATAACTTGCTATCTACAACAGCAGCAGTAAGGTCAGCCCAACCTAAGGCGTTGATTAGTCCGGCAATGCCCGAATTATCTGTGGCCACAGCAGTGATAAGTGCCTGCGGCACTGTAGGCACAACGTTGTAGGCACCAAGAGAAATAGTAAATGTTCCTGATGTTGACACTGGACTGCTAGTGCTCTGTATAGTAGGCAAAGACAATTTCCAGTCGGCAGAGCCAACTTGAACCCATGCGTTACTTATATTCTTGTAGAAATATTCAGGGCTGGACATTGGAGTCCCAGTAAGTTGAATGGCATTCACGGCAAAATCACCGATATTACCTAAACTTGCGTTTGGTACACCAGCAGTCAGATCAGCCGAGTCAGTGATGACGATCGGTAACTGATTTGCAAAGGTGCCAGTAGTGGCATTGAACTCATAGATACCCCATGTTGTTGTGGAGGTGTCAAGCCATGCAGTTCCGTTACCTGGCGCGCCAGTTGGTCGTCCAGTGTTACCAACTAAACTTGATAGATCAATGTCAGCACGAAGCACATACACACGATTAGTAATACCTAATGCTGAGTATGCCGCTAACAAACCGTATTCATTGAGTTCATATCCTTGAATAGGTGTTCCGTTAGTGGTGTTGTAGAAGAAAGGTGAACCGTAAAGATTAACCAAATCTCGCTGACTTGTAACTTGATACAACTTGCCGGCATTAGCAGCGGTTGTTGCAGCAGCAACAGCCGCTCCTGAGGCATCAGCTTTGTTTTGTGCTGTTGCCAACACCACAAGCGGTACTGAACCCTGTGCTGCCGGAAGATATTGACTTTGGTCGTTAATAACGACTTCTACGCCTGGTGATGTTAATGCCATTTTATTTTTCCTTTAAGTAATATTATGAGGGTTACACCCTAAATGCATATAGATATTTATCATTTTGTTGAAAAAAGTGTCTGTAATAACAGAAATGGCACCTTCCGAAGGTTTTTTGAACTAAATAGAAAATGAGACCTATCTGCCTGCAGTGTAACAAAAACTTTCGTGCTGTGAACTACCATGCAGCAGGTGTTATTCACTACCGAAGCAGGTGCGATGAGTGCAACAGGAAGAATGCCAAGCTGGGTCCACGGAGGCCACAGTGGACGCGGAGCAAGTATAAGAAGAAGGTGGTGTGTGATCTATGCGGCTTTCATGCCGTGTATCCGAGCCAACTTACTGTCTTTCACATCGACGGTAAGTTGGAGAATATTGATCTGGCAAATCTGAGGACGATCTGCCTATGTTGCGTTGAGGTTGTCAAACGCAAGCAGGTTACTTGGAAGCGGGGCGACTTGATAGTTGATTGAGGATTGCGTCTACACTTGAGTAGAGTGTTTCCAGGGTATCATCATTGGTCAGATGGTAGTCATATTTCAGGCCGACCGATGAATACTCACTGGCATGAACCTTGTGCTTATCAAGCACCGCTTTACCAATGGCCCATCCACAGTTTCCGTCAGGACCTTTGTTGTAATCTGAAGCTGCCTTATACCATTCGGGTTCCGGACCACGGTGAACTCTAGTAGTGATGCCGTTAACATTCTTGATACACTTCAGTTCGTTCTTAAATCTGGAGTCGGTTATGACAATATCATCAGTGGTTGATCGTAGCTGATTTTCCACAGCGGCCACCCAGATATCATTGTGAAAATGAGTTCGGCATACCTCAGTTCCCCACTGCTGTAGAACCCACCGAGGTGTCAGTTGTTTGATTTTTAGACGCTTGGCCCACCACGTGTCAACTTGATCACGCCATGCCCTGCTTTCCGGAGTAAGTCCGTCGAGCATTTCTCGGTCCCAACTAAAGACAGCGCCTACTGCGTCTTTGAGGGTTGAGGCAAAGCTCATTTTCTTGAAGTTGTATTTGGTGATTAGATAGTCGGCTACTGAATCCTTGCCGCTGCCGATGAAGCCGCTCACGGATATTATTTTGTTCATGCTACTCCTGGTGAACATTGATTATACAACATTCCTGGTGAAAAAGCAAGAATTATTTTAACCAATTACCTTACAATTTTCAAAATGCCAACGGGCCATCGGGGAAATCCCACCAGTAATCCCACAGTGTGGACAAGTAACCCTAGGCTTTGGAATTCCCGTCAACTTAATGCTGATATTGGCATTTTGTTCAGGTGTTCTAGGTGGTGCCTTTTTTCTAACCCTGGAACTGTTGAGTATGGCTTTGCGCCGTCGCTCGATTTCGTCCGGTGGTTGAATACGACCTTTGGTTCTCCCTGGTTGACCTGTCATACGAATACTACGTGCCAGACATATATCAGCAGATAATTTTCGTCCGGTGAGGGCCGCACTAATCTTAGGTTGGGCTTTCCCCTTCATTTTACTGGGTTGCCCGGTTAACCGAATGCACATGTTTTGTTTGAATTCATCAGTGCGAATTGCACCCGCTGATCCTTCGCCGCCGTCCGTTTTATTGTGAAGAATTCCCGGTGGGCTGTCTATGTATGCAATGTCTTTTCGTCCATACCACCTAATGTATCGTCGTTCCAGTGCAAATGCACCTATCTCAGATAAAAATGTTTCTAGAATAACAACTCTAGATAAATCGTTAGGTGTTTTATACCGGTCATGTTTACCATGCTTAATTGCTCTATTACCACTACCTTTTCCGATATAGTATGGTTCCCCGTTTTTCCGTAAATATGCATATACATAAAACCGCAATGGGTGGGTTGAAATTGAATAAATACTCATGCTGATGTCCTCCTAGACGTTAGAGTGACTGGGCCGGCAAGCCGCGAGTCACACTTCTATTTATCCCTGAACCCAAGTAAGTGGAGCGGAATAATCAACGAAGCGGCGGAGGTCTTCCAATAAGTCTGTTTTCATCTTCTCTCCATCAGCCTTCATTGCGGCACCATTGAGTGTGGTTCCGCCACCCGGGCCTGCGATTGTGCTGAACTTTTCACGGGCACCGCCGATGATAATCTTCAGTTCGGCAAGTGTCCAATCGCCGATCCACGGGCCTGAACCTAAGTCTTGAAGCAGGACCTCTTCTGGTTTGAGAACGTCAGCCCAGATAAGGATCTTTTCGCCAGTTGCCTTGGGGTCACGCACAATACGCATGACTTTGGTTACTGGGTTGAACGTATAGACCACATAACCGCCGAACATACGCGCTGCCAGTTCAACATATCCGGCATAGAAGTCGTATGTTGCCAGGCCACCTGCGGCATTGTAGTTCAGCAGATATGTGTTCAGAATAGCACTGCTGAACGGGTCGAATGATGCTGAGGATGGTCCGGTGTCAAGACCAACTGTTCGTCTGAATAACGATCTGACGTTGATAAACTGTTCCGGAAGAGTGTAAGTATCGACATTAAGTTCTGTGGTGAACAGGGTGTATGTTTCTTCTGTGGCGTTCTGCGCTCGTTGACGATACACCTGAATGGCGTAGTTGAACGCCGTCTCATAGTGAGCAGGATCAATTTCCAGATCAATAATCCCAGCACCAAGTCTGTTGCTGAGGTTATTGAATAGTTGCTGTTTGCGTTCTTCTAAAGTAAGTCCGGTGGCCATAATGTTTCCCTGATAATCTATTTATCGTGGAAACTATGGATCAGCATATTACACTTCGTTGAACAATTTACGAAACGTACTATCAGTGGATCGACGTATCTTTTTCATACCAGCAGCTGGAATTCGCATTGCATAACTTTTATTAGTACCTGATTTGCCGGGTTTATGTTCTAATACACCGTACTGTCCACCTGATATAGTTTGTCCTTTGACAATTGTGCCCTGTGCAGCAAGTTGAGCCCGGCAACTTTCATACGCCTCTTCAACCTGTTTTTGAATATCAAGGTGTGTTAGGTCAACCATAGTGCCCCCGGCACCGATTTCACCTGTAAAGATATTTTTAGATATCTCAACTTGCCATTGCTGTAGCAGTTTTTTCATGAATGAAGTATCGGGCCACGCAGTAGACAGGATGTTATCGTATGTCATAGTTCCCACTGTGTGCGCTGAATTGGTAGTAGCACTTCTACTTTTAACTTCAACGCCTGGACTGTCGGGATTGATACCCGGCAGATCAACTACTGCCCGCGGGTCAACAGGATATCCTTGTTCACGCATAGCCGACTCAAGAATCTTACCATTGGTTCCGTCACGAACATTTTCAGGGTTCTTAAAAGTCACCTTGGATAAATCCATTTTTAGTTTGTTGATCTTGATCATCAGATATCTCCTTCTTTGCGTGTCTCACTGGCTGCTGCGGAGAAGGTTCCGCCCGGATAGCGTCCTTCTAGCTTGGATACATTCAGAGCAATCACATCGTTGGGATTGACGCCTAGTGCCCGGCACGTGTTAGTCCAATACCAAATCACATCGCCCAATTCTTTAACAAGGTGATCGTGAACCTCTTGTGTCAGTTCCTTGCCGTGGAACATAACCTTCTTGATAATCTCTGAGAACTCTCCTGCTTCCCCGGACATGCCCATAGCACCGGTGATCAGCAGTGGCACATTCACTTCTGGCTTGCTGTCGTTAACTCGTTCAAGTGAGGCCATATATGCGTCCAAGTTGTTGCTTGGTTAGCTTGTAATGGCCTCGACAAAATCAGCGTATTTGTTTAAATCAATCATTGTATTCCTAAAATTCGATTTTACACTGATTGACAGACAAACACAAGCGGTTCGGATGCCGTGGCAAAGGGCTCCAAAGAGCCCTTTGATTAGAACGCCTTGAGAATGATCATCTTGTCGTTGAAGCGACCATTCGGCGTAGTCGCCACAGCCTTGATGTCCTTGAAATACTTTCGTGCTGCGGGCTTGCTGCCCATAACTTCTTTCAGTTGATCACCGGGCTTGCGAATCGTCTTGCTTTCGCTTTGTGTCGAATCGAATCCCAGAATCGTGTTGCTCTTGACGGACAACGTCTTGCTGTATTCATCCGCAACAAAGTGATGCAGCTTGCGCTTGCCAGTGTCGTACACCCATGCTTCACTGGAGCCGTGCAACTTAACAGGGCTGATACTGATCAGGTCCAACTTGATAGCCGGTTCCTTGAACGCCTTCAAGTATTTCAGCTTGGCGACGATCTTCTCGACAGGAATCGCCTTCCGAGCGCGCGGTGCCTTGGCAGTCTTTTTCACGCTGATGTAGCTATTCAGGTCACTCAGCACCAACTCAATGAACTTGATTGTGTTCTTGACCTGTTGC